ATGGAAAACCACGATGTAAACAGGGACAAGTTCCTTGATTTGATGGCAAAGCACCATCTGGATGCCGGGGTGAACGTGGTGAGGCTCTGGAACAAGGCGCAGGAGGGTGAGGACATCAGACCGCTTGCGAGGGAGTTCATCGCTGACAGGCTTGGGCAGTGCCTTGCGGCTTGGGAGTGTGCCGCCGGTACATGGAGGTTCAACGACTCCGGAAGACCGGAGCTTGACTCGGAGAGATGGGACTTGGATCAGTTTATGGAATATCTGGGAAAGATACTTGAGGAGGATATTGTTTACTGATATGTTGGCACATTACATCATAGAGGTTGCCGCCCTTGCGGTCGTGGCCGCATTGTTCTGGTGGGGGCTGATCAAGGAGTGGAAGGATGAGTGAACCGTAGCGCCGGGCGGTGAAAGGCCGTATTTTTGGGGTGCGCTTAGTTAGTATGACAGCCGGAAAAGACCGGCATTCCCCGGAAAGGGCAGGATATGGGTCCCTGCCGGCAAACAAGGCGGAGCGGAGGATTTGAGCCAAGGAGCAGGCTCCGTCAGAAAGCTTCGCGCGATGTGAGCGGTTCGATTCCGCTCCCGGGGGCGAAACAGGTTCTTTGAAATACTGGAATTGCCGTTAATGAGAAAGATTCGCAAAACCATTGTTTGGAAAATGATTTTCTAAAAGCTATCTTTGTTTGGTAAAGGGAATGTGATATGCTTGAAGTTGCAAATATCAGAGTAGTAACACTGTCATCCTCCGATAGGCTTAGCTGGCTTAGCGGAATTTGCGACGGAAGAGATATGATCGAGCAAAACGGCGTTAACCGCCTGTTAGTAAATATCGACGATGGCATTACACGAGATAAATTACGACCTGAACATATCACGTCTCTTGCATGTCTGATTGAATCTTGCGCTCGAAAGGGATGCCTGGTTCAAATGGAGACGAGCAAAGAAATTAAAGATTACCTTGAAAACGAGCTCAAAATATCAAGATACTGGAATTTACATGAGAGTTATGTGAAGCCTGGCAACGAAGACATTCTGAACTTATGGAAGATTGATTCCAACGGGATGGAAATGCACGCTAAACGAATAAGCGAGTATTTTCGAACCACCAGGTTTCAAGCCAAAGACCTGACTCCGCTTGAAGGTAGCCTGACCGAGGCTTATTACAATGTCATTGACCATTCACTATGCGAGGGAATAGCCTTTTCTATGGTCGAATATGACAGGAGTATCAACAAGGTTTTCATTTCCGTATGTGACTTTGGCCGAGGTATTGCCGAATCCGTTAGAACAGTATTACCTGAAATAACGGATGACGTTCAAGCAATAATGAAAGCAATGGAGCCTCGCTTCACGATCGGATCCACTAAGCACAATGCCGGCTTAGGATTGGGAAATCTTCGTGACTATTGCACTGACCCTGATTCCCTTTGGATTATCAGCAACGATGCGGCTCTGGTCACATCCGGGGACAACGAAAGATATGTAAGGTTAAAGAAACACTTCAAGGGGACATTGATAATGTATTCAATTTCACTTGAGCATCTGGAAGACAATTATATCGAAGACACTTTAACACTGTTGTAATATGGATTATCGTATTTCCGTTTCAACTATATTCCAGGGTCGCAATTACCCTGACGCTGGCGATGTGCTATACTCTGTACTGAACGACAATCTTGACAAGCAGGACAGAATCATTTTGGATTTCAAAGATGTAACTCTTGTTCCATCAATGTTTTTGAACACATCCCTTGGCAAGATAATCGGAGAAAGAGGGGCTGGGATCATTCGTCAGAAAATAGCTTTTAGCAATATTTCCGCCAGCCAGATAGCCCATATCAGAGAATATGTTCAGCGATTCGAGCAGCCCTGCTAACTAAGGAGAAGCAATCTTCATCAAGCGGCAATTCCAGTGTTTTGGAGTTGCCGCTTAATTTATTGTGTCATGAATGGAAAAGTAAGATTCGTGGTCACGGCCACGTACTACAACATCATCGACCAGTGGTACTTCGACACGGTCGAGAAGGCGAGGGAGAAATACTCTGAGCTCCTGGTCACCAGACCGAAATGGGAGATCAGGGCCGAGAGAGAGGAGACTGTCCCGCAAGGGTCAGGATAGCCCGGTTGATGAACTCGGTCTTGTTACCTTGATAGGAAGAGAGGAACGCGTCAACCTCGGGGGTGGACTGGAAGGTGTAGGACTTTCCGTGGGGCTTGGACTTGCGGCCCGCGCCGGAACGGGCGCCGCCCCAGGACGGAGACTCGGAAGGAGTTTGTGAAGATGACAGATTTTTGTTTTGCATACAATTTGTGTATTTTTGCATCACCTACCAAAGGGGAGGCCGATCTCTCAGCCTCCGTTGGCGAACTAGATTGCGATTTCTATCGTGAATCTAAGTTTCCAAATCTTGATCGTAAATCTTGCGGACATACTTTTAAGACTTTGGTAGGTTTTTTCTTACTCCCTTTCAAGCGTTTCAGATTCCTCTTTCGCGGCTCTCCCTGAACCGCAATACAAAGGTACGCATTTATTTTGAATTACACAATTATTTTTCAAGTTTTTCTCAATTTATTTCGTTGATTATCAGCAAAATATTCATACAATGAACATCAAGAAGATTTGGGAGACCGCGTCCCAGAAACAGCGGAACGAGCTGATGACTCTGATTGTGATGGACGGGGTGGCCTACCCTACGGCGTACTCGTGGTGCAACGGCAGCAGACGGCCAAAGCCACTCTATCAGGAGAGGATCCTGAAGTACGTGAAGGATGTCTTCGGAATTGAGTCCACCGCCGAAGAACTGTTCCCGGAAAGGAGGTAGTCATGTATGCGGACAAGGATTCAAGAGGTCTGGTCTCGGTGTTCGAGATGGACAGACCTGAATGGTCGGCACTCCGTGGGGCATGCCAAATGGCCATGCAGCTGTGGGAGGTCCAGCTGACGGAGTTCGCGGGGCTTGAAACGGCCAGGATGCAGACTTGGGAGATTCAGCGCAAATGCCACCTTGAGCAGTGCGTAGGTTTCGCGAGGAAGCTGATACACGAGATAGACCAGGCGAACGCGAGAGTAAATGACGATTCCCGCCGGGGGTTGTTCGAGAACGTGAACAGCGGCCCCGCCTTAGACCCGTTTGACTTATGATTCCGGATTATGTAAAAGACCAGATCAAGGAGAGGGACATTGTCTCGATCATCCAGGGCGAGGGCGTTGAACTCAGGAGGGAGGGCAGCCGCTACAAGTGCTGCTGCCCTTTCCACGGGGAGAAGACACCTTCGTTCGTGGTGACACCTTCGAGGAACATGTATCACTGCTTCGGGTGCGGACGTACCGGCGACGCCATCAGCTTTGTGATGGAGCGGCGCGGCATGACTTTCTACGAGGCGGTGGAATATCTTGCCGGGAAGCTGGGGATAGAGTACGAGAAGAGGGAGCAGACACCGGAGGAGAAGGCTGCTGAGTTCAGAAGGTCACAGATGATGACCGTGAACAAGCTGGCGGCAGAGTGGTTCATCCAGCGCTACAGGGAGTCGCCAGGAGCCAGGGAGTACATCCTGAAGAGACGCGGGATCAAGGAGGAGACCGCCGAGCTGTTCTGCCTCGGCTACGCTCCTGAGAAAGGCGGGCTGAAACAGTACCTCACGGGGCTTGGCTGGAAGGAGGACGTGCTGCTCGCCGCCGGGCTTGTCAAGAGGAACGAGGATGACGGCACCGTCTACGACACGTTCAGGCACAGGCTGATGTTTCCAGTCTTCTGGACGAGCGGCTACGTGGCCGGGTTCTCGGGAAGGTACATCGGCGACAAGCCGGGTGTCCCGAAGTACCTGAACACGGGAGAGACCGAGCTTTACAAAAAGAAGGGGATCCTGTTCGGATGGCTTCAGGCCAACATGCAGATCTACGCCACAAAGCAGCCTACCTTGTGGAGGGCAACCTGGACGTGTGCCGTCTGCATGAGATCGGAGTGAAGAACGCCGTCGCCCCTTGCGGGACGGCTTTGACCCAGGAGCAGATCAGCCTCCTGAAAGCCAAGGCCGAAAGGGTCACTATCATCGGGGACACCGACGAGGCCGGTGTCGAGGCGGCGCTGAAGAACGCGAGAATGCTGACGGAGGAGGGGCTTTCGGTCAGCGTGATGGAGCTGCCGGCGGATCTCGGCAAGGACGCCGACGAGTTCTTCCGGACGCACCAGCACGAGTTCGACGAATGCAACCTTCAGAGGACGCACGACTATATTCCATGGATCTGCGAGAAATGGATGGAGGGAGCCGCGTCCCAGACGGAGAAGGCGGCCGTGATCACCGAGGTCTGCAAGCTGCTGGCGAAGGTACAGGACCAGAGCGCCGCCGACATGTACAGGGAGGCGTTCACCAAGCGCTACAAGTTCGGCAGGATCTGGACGCAGGAATATTTCAAGGCGAAGAATGACCAGGAGCGCTCCGAGGCGAAGGAGGACGGAACGAAGGAGATGCTCCAGAACTATGGCTTCTACGTCAAGAACAACTGCTACTACGGAGCTTCCAGATCCGGGAACGATGTGAGGTGGAGCAACTTCACGATGACTCCGATCCTGCACATCCGGGACGAGAAGAACGCCAGAAGAATATTCACGCTGCGGAACGTCAAGATGCAGGAGGCGGTGGTGAAGCTGAACCAAAGCGAGCTGGTCTCGTTCACCGATTTCAAGACGCGTGTCGAGACGGCGGGCAACTACGTCTGGGAGGCCACAGCCAACGAGCTCACCTCTCTTAAGAAGTTCCTCTACGACGGCACACCCTCAGCCGACGAGATCAAGCAGCTGGGGTGGCAGAAGAAATGGGGCTTCTACGCATGGGGCAACGGCGGATTGGACAACGGGACATTCAAGTCGGTTGACAAGTACGGGATCATCGACATCAAGGGTCAGAAGTTCTATCTTCCGGGATGCGCCCTCGACACGAGGGACAACACGCAGGGCTACCAGCTGGCGAGGAAGTTCGTCTACACGGAGACCAACAGCGTCTCGTTCCGGGAATATTCCGAGAGACTGATCACCGTGTTCGGGGACAACGCCAAGGTGGCGCTCTGCTTCCTCTTCGCCTCGCTGTTCAAGGACGTTGTGACCTCGGTCACGACCTCTTTCCCCATCCTTTCGCTGTTCGGGCCCAAAGGCACCGGCAAGTCGGAACTGGGACACTCGCTGACTTCGTTCTTCATCGCCAACAACATCGCGCCAAACATCAACAACACGACCAAGGCGGCTCTTGCCGAGGCTGTGGCGGAGGTCAGCAACGCGGTGGTGCATCTTGATGAGTACAAGAACAACCTTGATCTGGAGAAGCGGGAGTTCCTTAAAGGAATATGGGACGGCGCGGGGCGTTCGAGGATGAATATGGACAACGACAAGAGGCGCGAGACCACGGCTGTGGACTGCGGGGTTGTGATGAGCGGTCAGGAGATGCCGACCGCCGACATCGCTCTGTTCAACCGGCTTGTGTTCCTGACATTCAGCAAGACAACGTTCAGCGACCAGGAGAAGAGGAACTACGAGAATCTGAAGCTTATCGAGAAGCGAGGGCTTACGCATCTGACGAACCAGTTGTTGCAGTTGCGCTCCAAGTTCCAGACGGATTTCAGAAGGGTTTGGGATGAGACTTTGTCGGACATGAATGACAGGGTGCGTTCGTACAATGTCGAGGACAGGACACTGAGGAACTGGGCTATCCTGCTGGCGGCCTACCGGGCTTTGAGGACGGACATCGACGTGCCGTTTGACAGCGAGGAGATATTCAGGCTTTGCTGCAAGGGTTGTGTGGATCAGAACCAGAAGACTAAGCAGAACAACGAGCTTTCAGGCTTCTGGGAGATTGTGGAGAATCTGGTGGCATCCGGGCAGGCGTACATCAACATCGATTATAAGCTTTGCGCCGGGGACCGTCCGTTCGCCATCAAGGAGTCGGACGTGCCGTTCGAGCCGAAGCACGGAGTGCGGTACATCTATCTGGCTTTCCAGCGGCTTTCGGCTCTCTATATGAAGGAGGGCAAGGACGTGAACGGCAAGGTGATCCCGAGGGATTCGCTGAAGTACTATCTTGAGCATTCGCCGGAGTTCATAGGTACGGCCAAGTCGATGCGGTTCAAGCTGCTGGAGAACAAGACCTACGTGTCGAGCAATCCGGAGACCGGCAAGAGCCGCGTCACCACGGCGATGGTCTTTGACTATGACGCGCTGAAGGTCAATTACGGAATAGATCTGGACATTTCTACGGACACGTTGGAGATCGGTGACAACCGCACGGCGGCCAGCGCTCCCCCATCGGTCACCGAGCCAGCCGAAGCGGTTGATGCCGAACTTTGGGAGGAGTGATGGAAGACCTGAGGAGATATGTCCTGTATTCAAGGAAGCAGGAGGAGGCGTTCAGGAAAAGGTACGCCAATGTTATTGCGGCCAGGCGGCGGGCGTATGTGAAGTGGCTGCGGAGCCTCCCTCTTCTGGAATGGGTTGACTATCTCGTTCAGGTCTCACCACGAGACTACGAAGCTGTCATAGGCCTAATCTGCCTCTGTCATCAGGAACGCCTTGTCAGCATCACTTTCAGTCCCGACTACCGCCGGATCAGACGCGATCCGGACACCGACGAGGAGGTCGAGGCCGTTTTCGGAAAAAAGAAAAAGTAAAAATAATCGCCAAAAATTTGGCAAATGTTAAGAAATTCCTTATCTTTGTAGTGCAATCAAAACAATAACGGTAATGAGATACTCGGAAGTCATAAGGAAGCTGAAGAAAGGCGGATGCTCTTTCCTCTCGCACGGTAAAAACCACGACTGGTGGTTCAGTCCGATAACAGGAATAAAGTTCCAGATACCGCGACACAGCAACCAAGAAGCGAAAGACCGGACATTGGAGAACATAAGCAAGCAATCGGGGGTGGAACTATAACCCACCCCAATGCTTAACAAATATTTAATTAATCAAATCAGATATGAAGGCAAAGGTTTATATCGCGAGAGGTTCGGACGGAACCTTCGACGCAACAATGGAGTATAACAAAGCGATTCCATTCGGACTTCTCGGTCAAGGCAAGACAGCCAAAGAAGCCATAGAGGACTTTTACAACTCTTATGAGGAGGCAAAGCAGATGCTTGCGGAAGAGGGCAAAGAGTGTCCGGATGTCGATTTTGAGTTCTACAACGACGTTCCCTCTTTCCTCCAACAATATGCGTTTATCCTAACGCTTGCCGGACTGGAGAAAGTAACCGGAGTGAGCCAGACCATTCTTAGCCACTACATCAGCGGCTACAGGCATCCTTCCCCGAAGACCGTGAAGAAAATCGAGGAGGGCATAAAGAACTTCAGCCAAGAACTATCGTCTGTCAAATTCGCCTGATTGCAACCTGACTCAGGATAAGGCGAGTATCTCATTCACCGACAGGCGCGGCGGCATCCGTATGGACGCCGCCTTTTTTTGTGTCATACAGAAAGAGTCGCTGATATTTCATTAATTACTTACGATTTTTATTGGAAACAAGTGTGTGAAACGGCGATTTTATAATAACCAATCAAAAAGCGGAAGCGAAATAGCGGCATTTGCTTACACTTTTCAAATTTTATCCAAAACGGCGGGAAATAGGGAAAAACAGGGTGCTTATGCCAAAATTTAGCACAAGCGGAGCAAATTTCATAGTTATAACACTACAGAACAAATAACTAAATAGTGTTATCTATTGTAGTTCTTCAATAAATTACGTAAATTGGGAAAAATGATTTTTGCTGAGGAAACGAAAAACCCCAACTACACTAACTACACTAACTACACTTGAAGTAAATCAATGAATATTAATAAAATAAGGTGTAGTTGCGGTGTAGTTGGAGAACTACACTCCAACTACATTCAACTACACTTGGGCAGTCTCCAACTACACTAACTACACTTTTCGAGGTGTCAACTACACCTCGAAAATAGCTAACTAATTGATAATCAAACACCGCTTCAAGTGTAGTTAGTGTAGTTGATGTTTTTGCGAAAAATGTGTCCAAAATATTTAATGAACTGCGAAATGCTCGATGTCAAATTGAAAGTGGATTCGCCGATGATGGCGGATTATCTGGCTTATCTGTTTCCGCCGGAGAGGCCAGGCGGGCCGCTGAAGGTCTATGCCAGAAACAGCCTGGGCAAACTGCTTGTCGCCCATTGCAAGGTGTCGGAATTCCCTCCGGAAGTGGAGGGTGAGAGGATCCTGAACCTTGAGCTGCCGAGCGACACCGCCACCGCCGCCATGAGAAACAAGTTCCTTTATTATGACAGGTACGACACGGCGGCGCTGAACATGGCCGTCTCGGCCTACTTTGACATTGAGTTCAAGCAGTACTACCTCAAGGGCTTTGAGCTTGGCTTCCAGAAGAAGGACATCGTCACGGCGTTCATAGTCTCACGGGGGCTGTTCTCCACAGACAAGTTCGACACACTTCACAAGAGAATCTACCGGCGGGCGCAGCAGACGCTGGACAGACTTGTTGACAAGCTGCTGCAAAGAGTCTACTATTATGACAGAAGCATTAACTTAAAGGGTTTGAAAGATGATCAGAATCATTGACACACTACAGGCTCAAAGCCTGGACAGGCAGGACGGCGTATGGCACAGGCTGGCGCTCATCCCTGCGACGGCCACCATCGAGAGATCAGAGAAGGTCGAGGAGGCCGGCAGACTGGCCACCATCAAGATCAACGCATCTCTGTCGGAATCCTCGGAGGTTCTGCGGGACAACCTTGTCATCAAGGTCGGGTTCTGCCACGGGGGCGGCGAGATCTACGGCTCGGAGGACTTGCCGCTGACGTTCGAGATCAGCGAGACAAACATCCTTAAGATCTCCTGCGCCTACCAGATCCCTGTTTATTAGTGTCCTTTCCTCGAAGAAGTCGCTCAGTATCTTTGCGTAAACATTGATCGAAGATGAAAGCTGACACATTCCAACTGGCAAGGGACATCGTGCAGGGGAAGTGGCTGGTCTCCAATCCGGACCGGCTGCTTCCCATCGCCCGCTCATTTCTTAACAAGACACCCGTGGAGATGGAGGTGAAGGCGGCAAGCGTCACCACGGTCTCCGACTCCGGTGCGCTGCCGGAAAAGGCCAAGCGTGTGGCCATCATCCCTCTTCACGGAACGATGACGAAGTACGACAATTGCGGGAGTTACGGCACAACGTTCATAGCTAAAAGGCTCCGGGAGATGGCCGATGACGAAAATGTCATCGGCATAATCCTGGACATAGACTCTCCCGGCGGCAGTTCGTCTGCCATCCCTCCGATGATCGAGGCGATCAGCCACGCGAAGGCCGCCGGAAAGCCGGTCTACGCACATGTGGACTGCTGTGCCTCCGCCGCCTACTGGGTGGCCTCCGAATGTGACGCCATCTACATGGACAACGACCTTTCCGAGGTCGGCTCCATCGGAGCCATGGCCGTGTTCATCGACAGCACGGCTGCCAATCCTATCACCGGAGAGAAGACAATTGTCATCTATGCCGAGGAGTCTCCGGACAAGAACTTCGCCTACAGGGAGGCACTTTCCGGAAGGTACGAGGCGGCGAAGGCCGAGCTGAAGCCGCTGGTGGATCAGTTCAGGGATGCCGTCGTGGCCGGAAGGCCTACCATCCACAAGGATCAGGACGGGGTTCTCTCGGGAAAGATGTTCCTCACCGCCGACGCGCTGCGCCTGAACATGGCGGATGCCAGGAAGACCCTCCACGAGACAATAGATGCGGTCTTCGCACTTGCAAGCATTTAACCAATCTTTTTCATAATGGACAAGAAAACACTCAACAACTCGAAGATGGGCAGACTCGTCGCCCGTCTCTTCGGCAAGATCGAGCTTGACGTGAAGGACGGCAAGGTCTCCCTTACCGACCAGGAGCGCCAGAAGGTTCTGGAAAACTACGGCCAGGACTTTCTCGACAAACTCGAAAGCATCAACCTCGATGAGGAGGGTGATGCCGTGACCCTTTTCGACGCGGCTGTAGCCGCCAAGACGGCGGAAGCAACAGCCGCGCTGACAGCACAGATCAAGGAACTACAGAATGACGTTGTCTCGCTGGCATCTGAGCCGGAGCCGAAACCGACCGCCTCTGGAGCGGGGGTGCCGCCGCAGACGAAGGTCTTCAACATCAACATGGCCGCCGTTCACAACAAATTTGTGCGGGAGGCTCTTGATTCCGTCAATCCGTACGCCTTCGCAGCCATGGACGACGCTACCATCGACATCAATGATCTCAACGCGGAGTTCTCCATGGTGATGCCTCCGAAGGTGAAGCTGGAACTGCTGAACAAGAGGATCTACAACGGATTCGACGACGCGAAGCACATGACCCGCATCCAGTCCAACACGGACTACATCGCCTCCGCGGCCATCATGTCAGAGGTCTCCCAGCAGTTCACACCGAAATGGACTCCTAAGGGAACGCCCAATTTCACTCCGATCAGGATTCCTTATCGCCGTCACAAGCTGAACGTGCTGATCCAGCCGGCCGATGTGCTCAAGAGCTGGCTGCTCTCTCTCTACGAGCAGGGCAAGACTATGGCGGATATGCCTATCACCCGCTACATCATCGAGAACCACATCCTTCCTAAGGTGCTGGATGACATCACCATCTCGATGATCGCCAAGGGTAAGTTCATCGATGCTGGCGTTGTCGCTGACGGTGACGCGGGCAAGGCCGCCAAGAACTCTATGGACGGTTTCGAGACCATCCTTGTGGAGGGCAAGTCCGATGAGAACTGCAAGATCAACTACTACAAGGCGGCAGCCGACCCGATGGCGATGTCGGACTCCGAGCTCCTCGCCTACATCGACGGCTTCGTTGACAGCATCTCCGGACTGTTCGCACACATCGTGACCATCCACTGCTCCGAGCAGCTGCTCACCCGCTACAAGAGGGCGGACTTCGCCGTCAACGGCAAGTACACCGGCGTGGAGAATGACGGAAGCATCCGCTTCACCAACTTCCACCTCGTACCTCTGAAATCGATGTACAACTCCCCTATCATCTTCGCGACCCCGAAGGAGAATTTCGTGGAGCTTGTGGATTTCTCCAAGGCGGAGAGCTGCATCTCCAAGATCGAGGAGCAGAACTATGACGTGAAGGTGTTCGGCGAGTACTCCCTCTCTACGGGCTTCAAGATCGCCGAGGCTGTGTATGCCGCCGTGCCTGATGGCTACACTCCTGTCGAGAGCATCGTCTCCGATGTCCCTGACACCAATAAGTGGGAGAACGGAAAGAAGGCCACCCAGTCAGTAGACGGTGGCGCATAACGAATAATGACCAAGAATATGGCTTACGTAAAATCATCAATCCCTAGACCTGGTGACGGCGCTGGTTGCGCCGCCACCAGAAAATCCCAGATCATCCTGGTCGATGTGGAGGATGTCGAGACCGAACCTACACGCGAGGTCGGAAATTGCAACGTGACCGGTGACCTCACCCTGAAGGCCGAGGCCAAGGCCATCTCCATCTATGCGACCGCCTCCTCCATCCAGGTGACGGAAGAACTCTCCGGAGATCCTGACGCGGAAGGCATCAAGACCGGCATCGTGTTTGACCATCCGGGCAACTCGGTCGCCATCAAGAACTTCATCGAGGTGTTCAAGAACCGTGGCGTGATCGCCATCGTGCAGGAGTGTGACGGTACGGATTCCGGTCGCCCTCAGATCATGGGGCGCGTCTGCAACCCGCTCAGGCTCTCACTTGAGACCAAGATGGATGGCGAGGCCACGAAGAGGACACTCACCTGGAAGCAGGCTCTTCCTGACAAGTTCCTCGCCGGCGAGTATTCCGGAAAGATGCCGACGGTCGCCGAGGCCGCGGCCTCCGCTGTGGGAGGAGCCTAACGGATGGCCGAGGGTGACAAGACCAAGGCGGCTGTCAGGAAAGAGACCCCAACCGCCGAAGTCGCAGACGGAGGAGCCAGACTGGTTGTCTGCGCCTACGAGGGTACGGACATCCAGTTGCCCAAAGTCTGGGAGAGGATGACAGGCACAAGGCCTGTTGTCATCACTGTCGGACCAGATGACGACATCCGGGACATCCTCGCAGGAGTCATCGCCGACAACAGCGTCGCCGATGAGTTCGTCCTTGTCCCGGCCAACTGCGTCCCATGCGCCCCGATTTCCATCGGGGAGCTATCCTCGCCAATCGTGTTCGTGGATGTCGAGGGCAACAAGGTGTTCGGCGAACGGCTGCCGAAACCGTTCTCCAAGGAGAAACTGGTGGAAGCGCTTCCGGCACAAGATCAGACAGTCGAGGAGTTCCTCAGGGACTACTTCAAGAAGAATCTCCACCGGCCGGTCGAGGCCGGATTCCGCTTCGGCAACATCGTCACACCGGTGTACCGCGCAAATCCTTGCGAGCACCTTGTCATCGAGGCGTTCGTCCGCAAGAAGTTCGTGTTCGCCACTCCTCAAGGCTATGCGGCCATCACACATCTGATTGACCAGTACCTGCTGAATGAGTAACGAGATTGACAGATGGATATGTTCGGGAGCCGAGGTCACTGAAGGACTTCGGCTCTTGAGCATATACGCGCCCAACAAGTGGCTCGACGCTCTTGTCAGGAAAGCGCCGAAGGAATATTCACACCTCCTGAAGAAAGCTTTGCTTCCGTTCGCCACAGAGGTTCCGTTCTCGCAGACATTGACGAAAGGCGGGCGGTTCCGGGAAGACTGGCCGTTCCTCTCCGAACCTGATTGCCCGACCGAACTGAAGGCCCTTGCCGCGGATATGATCACATCGTGGCACAACTATGTCAACGCCCACGAGGATCTGTTCAGTTGCACCACTCCGGAAGAGTGCTATGAATGCGCCGAAAAAACAATAAGAAATTTTTCTCAAAATTCAAGTTCTCGCCTTGAATTTCAATACTATAATGAGCACCACCGAATCCTCGGCAAACACCCGATCTTCGCCTTGACAAAGAAACTGGAGAATCTGAGACGAATGCCGATCACCGAGCTAATCCGGAAAAGGCGCAATGTCCAGGATTCCATCTGGCGCGCGGAGCGGGAAATCAAGAAAGGAGACCGCCCTGACCTGAAAGTGTCAAGAGAGGAAAGGCTTTCCCGCCTGAAGATGACGCTCGATGAGATAAACCGAATGATTAAAGAATATGAAGGAACTGACAACCGAACTTCTCGATGATCTTTCATCCCTTGCGGCCATCGGCTGGACTGATGCCGAACTGGCCGGATTCCTTGACATCACAGAAAGGCAATTGGATGTCATCTTGGCTGATCCCGTCACGATAGATGATCAGCGGATCAGCAACGCCATCAAACGCGGCCAGCTGGAGAAGAGGGCCAAGATCGAACTTGCCGTTGTGCGTGGAGCTATGGGTGGCAACGCCGACTCCGTCGAGCAGTTCCGCGACATCGTCCGGGACAAAAGTTTCACCATCTCAAAGCTGGATCTGTTCGGCGGTGCCGAGAAAGAAGGCGCGTTCGAGAAGATTCAGGAATATATTGCTTCCGGATCAAAGGGCAACCTTTCCGACAAGGAACAGATCTACATAGACCTGCTGACGCTGATATATTCATTGGACGGCCAGTATGGCAAAAGGAGGACGATCAAGTTCCTGACCAGCGCCCCTTTCTGCATCCCCTACCAGCGTGCCGCGGACATATATTCAGAAGCCGTGGAGCTCTTCTTCTGCAACCGTAAGGTCTCCAAAGAGGCGATGCGCAACAAGATGGCGGATCAGTTCGACACACTCTATGTCGCCGCGAGGGACGCCGCAAAGACCTCCAAGGACTACGCCGTGGCCGCTGACATCCTTGCCAACAAGGCTCGTGCCCTCCAGCTGGACAAGGATGATCCGGCCAAGCTTCCGGCTGAAATCTACCAGCCGATGTTCCGCCTGCTTTCCGCAACGCCAGAATCCATCGGACTTCCGGCAGCCAACCGTGATGAGCTGGAAAGGCAGATTGACACCGTGGTCGCTCCGGAGGCGGTCAAGAGACGTCTCAGGACCGACGCCGGCATCACGGATCTCGACATCGTAAAATATCTAGAGGATGCAAAGGAAGAGAGTTAAACCTGAATCCACACAAGCCGCCTCCGTCCAGTACCAGAACCCTTTCGCCCAGATCGTGTCGCTGGCCGGCGCCTGTCAGAACCTCAATGTCGTGGGGCGTGGCGGAGCCAAGACAACCGACATCCAGGCCGAAAGACTGCTGGATGTCATCTATGATATGCCAGGAGCGCCCGTGGTCTGGGTGGCCGACACGTTCACGAACCTGAACGCCAACATCCTCCCATCCGTTCTGGAGGGGCTGGAGCGAAAAGGACTCCGTGAGGGTGTCCACTATGTCATCGAGAAGGAGCCGCCCACCTTTACAGATGCGGAAAAGGCTGGTCTCCCGGACTGGCTGAAGCCCCATTTCTGGAAACCGTTCAACAAGCTGGTCTCCTACAAGCGCACCATCATATTCTACACCGGCACCAACATCCGGTTCGGCTCCCTCGACCGTCCGGCCACCCTTGCCGGAGCCTCCTACGTCTTTGTATTCGGAGATGAGGTGAAATATTTCCGGGAAGACAAGATCTCCAACCTGCTGAAGGCAGTCCGTGGCTACAGGCAGGAATATGGTCACAGTGTCTTCTACCGAGGATTCAGTTTCACCACCGATATGCCGGACACCACGCACATCGGGGAATATGACTGGATCCTGAAATATGCCCACAATATGGACATCCCGGCCATCGTGCTTGTGCTGAAAGCCGGCCTGGTCTATAACGAATGCCTGCACGAGGCTGCCGCCGCCAAAGACAAATGGATGAATACTCACAGTGCCGATGACCTGAACGTCTATCGCAGCAAATGCCGTGTGGCCGAACAGTGGAAAGCCCGATGGACTGAACTTAGGATGCGTAAGGAAGCCAGGACTTTCTTCATGCTGGCATCATCCTACATCAATGTGGACATCCTCACTGAGCAATGGTTCGGGGATGCCATCGCTGGTAAGCTGCCTAACCTGAACACGGCTATCCTGTCGATGCGTCCGTCCCTGGAATCCGGCGACCGCTTCTACACATCCCTTGCCGAACGCCACTTCTACTACGACGGCACGGATGAGGATGCCTATGACGGTTTCGGGCTGCTGGATAGGGAGGATTGCAGGGTGCTGAAATATCTCGATATCGACAAGCCATTGATGGCGGGAGTGGACTTCGGGAATATGTGTTCGATGTCCATCGCCCAGAACGACATCGAGAAGGGCCGCGCGAGCATACGTGTGGTGAAGTTCCTCTACACTTTGGCTCCCGAATATGTCCCTGACCTCGGAGAGAAGTTCCGCGCTTTCTTCGCTCCGATGAGGAGCAGAACCCTGATGCTGTACTATGACCGCGCCGGCAACGCCTACAAGTCGGTGGGAGAGGATCAGGTCAGCAAACTCAAGAAGTCCATCGAGTACGATGGGAACGGTCGCCGCACTGGCTGGACGGTGCAGCTGATGTCCATCAACCAGGGCAACATCGGCCAGCCGGAGGAATACTCGTTCATGCAGGAGATAATGAGCGAGCGGAATCCGAGACTGCCGGTGATCCGCATAGACGCCTACGCCGCCAAGAATCTAAAGCTGTCGCTGGAGAGGGCGAGGACTGCTGTGCGGAATGGTGTCGTGTTCAAGGACAAGAGAAGCGAGAAGCTGCCTGTCGAGCAGCTGCCTACCGAGTCCACCAATCCGTCGGACTCGTTCAAGTACCTCGTGATGACCAGGCATCTTCGCGGCCTGGCAAGCGGGAAGACGATGCTGCCGTCCGCGGCTGTCGATCCGAAGGCGGTCGGAAAGAGTAGCCGCTGACACACCCGTGCGCCATATATCACCCCGGAACGGAATCGCAATTGCGATTCCTCGGCAGGGCGGCCCGGGGTCTTCTTCGACCGAAAAAGGCACCGTTTCGCGCCCTTGGGACGCAAAGTACTGTACTTCACTCATTTGACGGGAAAATATTCATAAAAGAGTGTCTGTCTGCTGTGATTTCAACGGTTTCCGCTGTCGTTTTGGGCTTCAGCGCCCGCTTCAACAGAGGCCCCGGCCACCATGTCCCGGTCGTCCGGACGCGCCCGGCGGCCTTCTCTAGTGTCCTTTATCCAGGCGTGGCTGACGCTAACTTTGTGATATGAACGTATATGAAGCACTGGCCGAGATGAGGCGACTGTCCGAGGAAGACAGGAGCTTCAGTTTCTCGTTCATGTCCTACAATCCATCGAAAGGCACGTCCGACGGCATCGTCTACGTCCACCGCGGGATCCTGCGGCACAGGGAGATGAAGGAACACAACAGAAACGCAGATCTCATCGAGGGGTATATGGATCTGGAGACCGGAGAGCCGCGGCGTTTCTACCAGCCGCTTCTGATGACATTCAACGGACAAAAACTGATACTAGTATGAGCAGAATCGAGAAGATATCCGACCACACGTCCGTCCTGCGGCTGAACGACGGACGGGCTTTCGCGCTTTCCAACAGGGTGGACAACAGCCTTGACTCCGTGTTCTGGATGGCACAGCAGAGGAACTGGGAGCAGCTGCCCCAGACCGTCTGCGGACAGAAGATCGTGCCGTTCGGCCACGACAACAACCTCCCCGTCCACCTTCGGGACATCCTTGACGAGAACAATCTCGGACCGGGAATCCTTGAGAGGCAGATGGGGCTCCTCTACGGGCAGGGCGTGTTCCTTAACCGGCTGGCTTACCAGGAGGGGAACATCGTGCATCACTGGGAGGAGGACAGGGAGATCCAGGCGTGGCTGGACAGCTGGGACTATGTCAGCTACATCAAGGGATGTATGACCGACTATCTGCACCTGAAAGGATTCTTCGACGCCAAGTACCTTGAGAAAGGCAGGAGAATAGGCAGGGAGCCACGGATCGCCTATCTTGAGCATATTCCATCCAAGAACGCAAGGCTGGAGTGGACGGACAGCCGGGAGATCAAGGATGTCAGGCACATCGTCGTGGGGGACTTCGAGCATTCCTGCGTCGGTACCGGCGTGAGGGTCTATCCGGTCTATGACAGGAGGAATCCGGGACGGTTCGGAGCCTCGGCTTCGTACAACCACACATATTCATTCGCAAGGGATTTCTACGCCGTGCCTCAGTACTGGGGAGCGCTGCGCTGGATTGTCAAGGGTTCCGAGGTCCCGACCATATTCAAATACGTCACGGACAACGGCATCAACCTCGCCTATCTGGTGAAGGCTCCTAAGGAGTACTGGGAGGAGAGGCGCGACCGTCTGAGGATGGCAAACCCGACGTGGGATGACACAAAAATCGAGAACGAGATAAGCACCCTGACTGATGAGCTCCTGCGCCAGATGCAGGACGTGCTGAGCGGAAAGGAGAACGCCGGAAAGTTCTTCTACTCGCTGGACATGCCTTCGGAGAGCGGAACAGGGCGGGTGTCCTGGTCCGTGGAGGCGATAGACCAGAAGATGAAGGACTTTGTGGAGGCTCAGTTGAAGATCTCGGAGGCTTCGGCATCTGCGATCACATCCGGAATGGGGCTGCATCCGTCGCTGTCGAACGTGATGGTGAACGGCAAGCTGGCATCAGGATCGGAACTGTTGTACGCCTTCAAGCTGTTCCTGCTTTCGGACACGGAGATCGCCTCGCAGACGGTTCTGGAGCCGGTCAACCAGGCGATAGCGTTCAATTTCCCGGGCAAGGGACTGAAACTTGGGTTCTTCCACAGGCAGTTGTCGGCGGAGGATGCCCTTACTTCCTCGGCCAGGATTAAAAATCAGTGATTATGACGGATTTGTTCAACAGAAATCGGGACGGTTCCAAGGAACTTGAGGATCTGACCGGCCAATGGTACGCTTCCTCTCCTTTCAGGCTGATCGAGACGGAGATCCGGTTCGCCACCGATGAGGTGGCGCGGCTTGTGAGTCAGGAGGTGGTCAAGGAGGCCGCTGAGGCTTACGATGAGGATGAGAAGCCGGAGCTTGTGGCCGCTGTGAGGCTTCCGGTGGCGTGTCTTGCGTTGATGCGTTACGCCAAGCTTTCATCCGTGTCACACGAATCGACCGGACGGAAGGTCAAGATCGATGACAATGAGAGAAGTCCTTACGAATGGCAGATAGACAGGGATGACAGGGCGATGAGGGAGCGGTATTTCAGGGCTCTGGACGCTTTGTACACCTACTTGGAGACTTCCGGCAACGAGAACTGGAAAGCGTCGGCCAAGAGGACGATGACGGGCGAATCCATTGTCAGGAATATTCAGGAGTTCGAGGCTGTCTATCCCGTCGATGGAAGCTACTATGTCTATTATCTGCTCCAGGCGCTTGTGATCGAGCGGCAAAGGGCGGTGATAGGACCGTTCGCGGGGGATAAGTGGGCTTCCATAGCTGACGGCTCGGCTGACGAAAGGGTGCTCTCGCTGGCCAGAAGGGCGGCCATACTGAGCGCCGTGATAGTGGCAGGGACGAGATGGAGCCTTGAGGTGTTCCCTATCGAGATCGCAAGGCGGTTCTCCCCTACCTATCAGGGCAACAAGTCCAACCGTGTGGCCACGATGGATGAGATCGACTGGTACGTCGGCAATCTGAAAAGTGAGGTCAAGGACGCTTTGACGGATTTGTCGGCGCTGATCAGCGAGGAGAAGGTGAACCCTAAGCTTTTGCCTGTGAATGACAGGAGGAACAAATTCTTTACCACCGAGTGATGAACACGATTGAGGTTTTCGAGACCGGCAAGGTTGTCAAGGTGCCTGGTTCGTGGAGTGAGATGACTCCGAAACAGGTGCGTGAGGTGTTCAGAATCTTCGAGTGGTGCCTTAAGCACGGAAAGTCTCCGTTGGAATTCAATGTGAGGGTGCTTTGGATGCTGCTCGGGGTGCGGAGGACTGTCAAGGGATGGTTTGCCGACATATTCGCCGGCCACAGGCCTACTTTAAGGGATGAGAACGTCTATCAGATGTGCGAGAGGTTCCTCGGATTCCTTTTTTCGGAGGAGTCGGCTGCGCTGACGTTTGATTCGGTCGCCAATCCGATGCCGGTGGTGCGTTCAGGGCTTGTTTGGCTTCACGGTCCGGGGGAATTGCTTCAAGATCTGACGTTCGGGGAGTTCAGGCACGCCTCGGCGGCTCTGAACAGGTTCTTCAGGAGCCACGAAACAGATGATCTGGATGAGTGCATCGCCTTTTTGTACCGTGTGCGGTCAGGGAAGGCCAACCGCGCAGGCCGTATGGTTCCCGATGTGGACCAGCGGAACGCGAGGGTGCATATTCGCAGAGCATCGAGGTTGAAAGGGTGGCGGAAGAATCTTGTGATGATGTGGTTCGCGGCTTGCTTGAAGTACCTTCAGTCGGGTGTTCTGGAGATTAACGGGGAGGAGGTTGATTTGTCGAAGCTGTTCGCCGGGGATGAGAAAAGTTCGGGGATAAGCTTCGGGTGGAATGATCTGTTGGTCGAGGTGGCTAAGGAGAACACGCTTGGCAACATTGACAGGGTGGATGAGGAGCCGTTGTTCTCGGTGCTGTCGATTATGTGGCATAACTATAAGGAGAGAAAGAGAAATGAGCAGATTATCAAGGCTTCAAAGGCTCACTGAGTACCTTGCGGGGTTGAAGATCCATTCCTGCTGGTGTTGTGAGCACATCGATCCGATTTGCACGACCGCTCAGTCGGACGCCACTTCCAAGCTGGCGCATCTTTCGGGTGTGCAGGTGGTGGTCGCGCGTCCGGAGGTGCATCAGCGCGGGGATTCGGACACGTTCCGGGAAGAGTTGGGGACGGTAATCTTCGTGTTGGAGAAGGGGCTTGGGCTGGACAAGACGGAGGAATCGGAGAATGAGCAGTATTCACGGCTTCTGGAGATTGCGGATCTGATCCTGGCCTATATCGCCGAGGAGACCTCAAGCCAAAACTGCCGTCTTGTGACGGGTTTGGCGTTGGCTTCGGTGGATGTGGTTCCGGAGGCAAGCGTCTTCGGCGGCTGGAGCGGGTACAGCATCGAACTATCGTTTGAGTGATGGATGTCAGGGCGCGTTTTGTGAGCGAGATCCTTCAGGATGAGGGACAGAGGCTTCTGAGGAATCAGGGCAAGGCCATCGAGGCAAGGGTCAAGAAGCGTTCCGGGCGGCTGGAGTCGTCCAGAAGTGTTTCTGTGACCGGCGGCAACGGCGCTTCGGGGACTTTGACGTTCGTCCACGTGGCCTACGAGCGTTTTTTGGATATGAAGCGTCTCCAGCGTGGCGGCAAGTCCGTCAAGAGCAACCGCAAGATCCACAATCGCTATGTCTTCGGCGCTTTCGCCTCCATCGCCGAGCGCCTGATGTACGAGTTCACGGAGGATGCCGTCGCCCGGATAAAGGCGGCGGATCAGGGCAAACAATAAACAATTATCTATATGGCTAAAAGAATTACGGATGAGGATCTTCGGCTGAACCTGATTGTCAACGGGGATGGCGGCAGGAAGGAGATGCTTGCGCTGGACAGGCAGATGAAGGATTTGCAGAATTCGACCAAAAGAACCAGGACTGAACTCAAGAATCTTGAGAAAGCCGGCAAGACCGGCTCACAGGAACACCAGAACCTGACGAAGACCCTGAAAGACCAGGAGAAGACCCTGACGGAATGCCGAGAAAAATACAACAAACTCAGGGATGCCATTTCCCTTGAAAACAAGACATTGGCGGAACTCCGGAACCATCTGAAACTGACGCAGACGGCTCTTAGCAAGGCCGTTCCCGGGACGGAGAACTGGAAGAAGCTTAATGCCGAGGTCCAGCAGACCAAGGCAAGGCTTAAAGAGCTTACCTCACAGTCCGGGCAGACCAAGGGTGCGCTTGAGAAACTATCAAGCGTCAAGGCCGGAGCTTTGGCGGCATTCGCAGCTATCGCCGGGGCAGTCAGAGGCGTGGCAAGGGCGTTCCAGAAGATAGTGGACTTCGAGCAGGCCAACGTCAACCTCTCCACCATCATCGGCAAGAACGTCAAGGACATCGAGGCGCTGACATATTCGGCGATGGAGCTTGGACGGACCACTGAATACACCGCCTCGCAGGTCACGCTGCTCCAGACAGAACTCGCGAAGCTGGGTTTCAAGGAGGGTGCGATCATGCAGATGCAGGAGTCCGTCCTGCACTTCGCCACGGCCATCGGGACCACCCTCCCGGAAGCGGCGGCGATGGCGGGAGCGACACTGAGGATGTTCGGGCTTGACGCCAAAGACACCGCCGACACCCTCGGGGTGCTGGTGCAGGGAGCCAACAACAGCGCGCTGAGCTTCTCCTACTACCAGACAGCGATGGCCACGGTCGGACCGGTGGCGAAGACATTCGGTTTCTCGCTCAGGGACACGGTCGCCCTGCTCGGCACACTGGCCAACGCCGGGTTTGACGCCTCTTCCGCGGCCACTGCCACAAGGAACATCCTGCTTAACCTCGCGGACTCAAGCGGCAAGCTGGCGGTGGCCTTAGGCAAGCCTGTAAGCACATTCCCTGAACTGATGTCCGGGCTGAGACAGCTGAAGGCGCAGGGAGTTGACCTTAACACCACGTTGGAACTGACCGACAAAAGGTCTGTCTCCGCCTTCAACACGTTCCTTGACGGAGCGGACGCTGCCTTGGCTCTGAGGGATTCGCTTGAGGATGTCAACGGCGTGCTGAAGAATACAGCCGAGGAAAGGATCAACACGGTCGAGGGTTCCGTCAAACTGCTCCAGTCCGCATGGGAGGGGCTGATCCTCTCGTTCAAGGAGTCCGCCGGACCGATCAAGAGCGTGATTGACTGGCTGACCCGAATGGTGGAGGGGCTGACGGAGCTGATCAATCTTGGAGGCCGTCAGGGATTCTTCTCCGAATATTCACAGGCCTTGGCTGAAATCAACCCCGAGACGGATCTGGGGCCGGGGGTTACTATGGAGAGCTACATCGCGTCCACCCGGGAGCAGTTGAAAAAAGAGGTAGAGGCCGCCAAGGCGAAGGCTGATTCGCAGTATGGGTTCGGAAGGTGGTGGAGCGGTTCTGGCGACGCCGCGGAACTGGCAGCGAACAGACTCGAAGGATTCGACCTCGCTGCCGCCCAGTACCTGAATGCGTCCGGTGGCGGAGCCGCCTCCTCTTCCTTCCCGTCGGGATCAACACCGCCATCAAACCCACCAATCCTCCAAAATCCGCAAAAAAACAAAGCCCTCTGGTCATTGAGCAATGACGAGGCGTTCCTGACGGCCAAGGCGGAACTGACAAGGCGGTACAACGAGAAGGAGATCTCCTCACAGGAGGAATATAACGAAAGGCTCTATCAGCTGGAGGTGGCTACGTTGACGGCACGGCTGGCTGCTCATAAGGAGAAGGGGGCGGAAAGAGCAAAGATTGAGAATGAGTTGCAGGAGAAGATCAAGAAGCATTCGGAGGATGCGTTGAAGAAGCGGCAGGAGAACGAGAAGAAGGCTGCGGAACTGACCAAGGAGGGAACGGCGATCATCAACGAGGTGGAGACGGACAAGACAAAGGCGGCGATGGATGGTGAAGAGGTTCGGTACCAGGCGGAATTGAAGAAGTTCAAGGAGACGCAGGTGCTGTACGAGAATCAGGCGGCGGTGCTGGAGGCTATCGAGAAGAAGCATCAGAATAAACTCTTGAAGATCAAGGAAGATGCTTCCAATAGGGAATTATCTCAATTAGAAACGGTCCATAATCTGAAAAGGCAGGAGATACTCAGAGCATATTCAGAAGATGAAGTCACGGCATCCGGAAAGAAGCGTTCGCATTCTGTAAAGCTCTCCAAATCTGCCAGAAGCAGGGATGAAGCTTTGGTCGCGGAAGATTTGAGTTATCTGGCAGGACTCCAAAAAGAGTTGGAAAAAATCGTAAAAGAAGAAGGTTTTGGTGGCGTTAAGCTTCCTCAAGAAGAACTGGATAAATATAAGCTTAAACTAGAGCAGACAAAGACCAAGATTAATGAACTGATTGTCGCTCAAGACAAAAGTAGAGTCAGTCTGTTCAGGGGAGAAGGCGGCAGTTTGTTCGGTGTTACACAAGATCAATGGAACCAACTCTTTGCTAATATCAGGACCGGCAAGACTTCAGCCGCTGATCTTCTCAATGTTCTTTCTGGTATCGGAGGTGCTGCGCAAGAGGGATATAAATTGGCAAATCAAGCGATAGCACTGACCAATGCAAAGGAAGAAAGAGATTTGAAGAAATTCCAAAAGGATAATGAAAAGAAAAAGAAGGTTTTCAAGTCAAGGCTTGACGCTGGTTTGATGTCACAAGAACAGTACAACGCAAGGGTCGAGGAGATGGAAGCGGAGGAAGAGGCGAAACGTGAGGAGATGGAGCGAAAACAAGCCACCAGATCAAAAAGAATGGCTTTAGCTCAGGCCATCATCGACACGTCTCTTGCCGTTATGAAGACCTATGTTCAGTGGGGCGGCTGGCCACAAGGACTTGCTCCTGCGCTGATAATGGCCGGTATTGGTGCGGCACAGGCGGCGATGATCGCCTCTACGCCAACCGGATATGAGGAGGGTGGTTTCGTGAACACTCGGAGGGCTCAGGATGGGAAGGCGTTCAAGGCGCGGTTATCTCCGGACAAGAGAGGGTTCGTGTCCTCCCCTACCGTGCTTGTGGGTGAGAACGGCGGTGAATATGTGATACCGGCTGACGGACTGAGCAATCCGACATTGCTGCCGTTCGTGGCAACGATGGAGGAGGCGCGGAAAGCGGGGACGTTAAAGAGCCTGAACTTCGAGGCGGTTTATCCGGTGGGAGCCGCTATCGGTCGGGAAAGCGGTGGGTTTACGAACACTTCGACAGGCTCAGTGACCGGAAGCGGCTCGGTGTCCGGAGGGAATGTCGCTTCGGCAAGGTCAGCGACCGATGAGAGGTTGCTGGAGGCTATCGAGCTTCTGAACAAAAGGCTTTCCGTGCCGATCAAGGCGGATGTGTCGATGCTGGGGAAGAACGGGATCATCGAGCAGACGGAGAAGTACAATCGTGCCAAACGCCGGGGTACTTATGGCAGATAATGCGATTTTTTGCAAAAATTCCCGTAAAATTCTTGGAATTTGGAAAAAGATTCGCATCTTTGCCAGTGCGTACTACATACTTAGCATTCTCTTTACGGCTGAATAATTCCGTAGAAGATTGCTGACATATTATTAAAGGGAAATTTTGCCCTCCGTATGGTCGTTGCTGACGAAAGTCGCAACAGCATTATGCCGTAAGGCAGGTATGTGGTACGCAGACCTTAGCGGAGGGTTTTTATATTCAATTAGTTATGCGTACTACTAATTCAAACAACGCGGCTGTTGCCGCAGAAAGCCACAAGATCGGGGCTGACTCTTTCATCATCGAGACCAGAATTGAACTGTTCCAAATTGCGGATCGATTCTCGGAGTGGGAAAAACAGATGTATGAGAAGAAGGAGCTGTTGATGGATGGAAGGTTCGACAATGAGATCAGGACGATGAACGCCGCGTTCTACCAGCTGGATGAGGCTTTGAGGAAGATCCTGAATGAGGAGCTGGAGTTCGACATCCTCCGGCACGGCAAGACGGTGGATTGATTTTTGCAAGTGGTTGGTTGACACTAATTCTGAATGAGTATGAGAAAGGTTATTATTACTATCGTTATACTGTTGGCAGGGTTCAGCTGGACTTGCTTCGGAAGGGAACTCGTGAATCCGGACACGCTTACATTCAAGAAGACGTACTCTATGCCTGGAATGACTAAAGACGAGTTGTACGAATATGCAAGAAAGTGGAAAGGCGAAGATATCAGGCTGGATGATCGATATGGTGACTGGAGACATAAAGAAAAGGACTACCACATCAAGTTTGACGGCCAAGTTCTTGAGAGTACTACCGCGGACATAGACGGAGATGTGTTCTTGCGTTTTCGTGATGGAGAATTCGACTTGATATTCACAAACATCGGTGCCGTCTGGAAGAATAATTTTGTGGTGCGGATGTCAACACACGATGACCGGTTCAATCGAACCTGGCTTTGGAGAGTATTAAGAAGCAAGAAGATTCTGAATCAGATCAGGGTCCGCTCGGAAGAATTGTTCAAGGTGGTCACCGCCTCGATGGATCATTACCTGGAGGTCGGCCCGCCTGTGGAGCTGAAGAAACTCTGACAATCCCGCCGTCCCATACAGCCGCCTCAGGGCGGCTGTCTTCACGTCAAGAATCCACCGAACAAAGTGAAAATCAGCGGAAAGTGTTGGAATTTTGGTCTAAAGTTTGTTCCTTTGTAAATACAAATGATATGCAAACGAAATACACGGAAATCCATGAGGCTTGGGAAAGATGACATATTGGTGATCAAGGCGGTTCTGCTCTACATCCTTACGCATAGTGAGGATGGTAAGAGGGACATCTACAGCCTTGTCAAGGCGGCTTACTATGCGCAGCAGAACCACCTTGCGCGGTATGGCACTCCCCTCTTCAAGGACTGCATCTGCGCTTTGCCGTTCGGGCCGGTACCGTCCAACATCTACAATATTCTAAAAATGGCACGTGGCGATTCTCCTGTGCTCGACTACCATAAGGCAGATGACATGCATTTGGCTTCGGATGCCATAGCTTTCGAGAATGAGAGATTTTCAGCGAAAGAGAGACCCGACATGGATTTTCTTTCCCTCTCTGACATAGAATGTCTGAACTACGGAATCAGCAAAGTTGCCGGGATGTCCTTCAGTCAGATTATGGATGACACGCACGGGCAGGAGTGGAGCCGCGCTTTCAACAGTGGCACTTCCCTCAAGGAGATGGACATCATGAATATATCCAAGGAAGGAAACGCCTCTGATGATGCGTTGCAGTACCTGAAGGACTTTCTTGATACTGAATGGTTTGCCAGATCATGATGGAACTGGGAGCATTTCCTGACAAACTCAGGAAGCAGGCGATTGGGATCGGTCAGGTTCTGGAAAGCGCTGAATATCTTGGACATATAAAGGAAGAAGACCTGAAAGAGTGTCTTGACCACGTCCGACAATCCCCGGCCATCAAGCCTTATGTGCTGAAAAAATTCAAATTAGAAGAGTAATCTTGTTGTCCTTTGTGGCCGCCTGAGGGCGGCTATTTTTGTGCCATAAATGGGGAATTTATGGTTAGGATACTGACAAAGGACTACACGGAGCTGGATCTTACGAAGGGGTTCGAGTTCCAGATCGAGATGGAGAACCCGATGTTGGAGGAGGATCATATTCCTTCGGCTTTCAGCACGCAGATTTCGTTTCCGCCGAGTCCGGTGAACAAGAGGGTGTTCGGGTACACGCCGGCTATGTTCCTGGCGCCGAACATGAAGAGGCTGGAGGCTTCGGTGTGGATCGGGGGTGTGCCGTTTGTGAGCGGGACGCTGGTGTATGATGGGATCGAGGACGGGTGTCTGATGTACACATTCACGGAGAAGGTGGTGGAACTGGAAGGGAAGATCTGGGAGAAGAGCATCCTGGAGTTCGACACGGGCTCCATCCCAAGCAGTTCCGCAAAGTTCTCAACGCCTTTGCTCATAAACAAGAACAACGTGGCTGTTCAGCCATATTCAAAAGCCAGCAGATTGCCGGTGTCAGGGGAACCGGAATATGGTATAGCTAATGTTGACAGTCTTTTGTACTTACAGAAGTATTACAATTACATCAGTGCTTCGGAATCTATAGCTTACAAGACCTTTATTCCGGCTGTGCCGATCAGAACCATCCTGACAGGATGCCCGGTCAAGATACCAAGCGATGTTCTGCTTCGAAACGGATGGGGTGAATTATCCATCCTGGGAAGATACCATGAATATCTATATGGCGATGTGGTTAAGCCTGGCAGTTCTAAATCAAAGACAACAGGGAAGCCATCGCAATCGGGAAGTTACAGAACGGACATCGCATCGTTCCTCCCCGACATCTCATTCTCAGACCTTCTGAAAAACCTATGCAGTATCTTTTGCTCTACCCTTTTCCACGACGGAAACGACATACGCCTGATCCATAATGGCGAGATTTTCAGCCAATCCGACATTGATGACTGGACGGATAAGATCAGCGATGGCTTTTCTTCTGAGGAGGAGGCAGCCATGTCCTACAAATTCGGGTTTTATAGCGACTCTACGTCTGATTCAGATGAGCTTGAAAAGAATATTGAAAACGGAGGCGTTGAGTTGATTCATGAAGGGAACCTTAAAGGCATACTTGAACACTTTTCTTCAAAGGAGAACTATTATGTTGTATTAGAAGGAAGCACCGGGGATGTCTATTCTGGAAGGCAATACGATGGAATCGTAAAGAAGCGGTACTCAAGCACAGGAGGTGGTGTCACTGTTGACACAGAAACGGCATACGAATGTGATGTTTTGTTCCAAGGGGCAAAGCCGATCGAGAATAAAGTGAATGACGCCGATGTTTATGACAATAGTACGGTTTTTCTGCTTCCAAAATGTTCTCCTGAAAAGATCTTTTCATCTGATACCTTCCGGACCTATAAAATGGCCGCTATAATCGAACCGAATGCCGTTGGTGATGAGCGCGACAACAAGGTTTACATCGGTATTTCCTATGAGGAACAGTTCTTTGGCCATGGTGTGTTTCATCCAATAACACAAACTGACGGGCAGTTTGTCGGAACGGAAGATCTGACCCCAGGTGGCCTTTGGGACAAGTACCACAAGGCATTCGCCCGGTGGCTGGGAAAGACGAGGCAGAGGGTGGCCGTGGACGTGAACCTCACGCCTGTCGAGCTGCACAACTTCAGGCTGTACAGACCTGTGTACTTCAGGGGGAGGAAATGGATCGTGGCGAAGCTCTCGGTGACGGTGGCGGCGGGTTCGGACAGGGTCTCCACCAGAGGCGAGTTCATCGAAATCTGATGTCCTTTCCCATGGAGGCCACATGTGGTAATTTTGTCATAGACAAGGGGCTCTGCGTCCCGGATAACAGAAGTAATGGAATTTACAGGTAACATACAGTTCGCGGACGAAAGCGCCTGGCTGACGCTGACAACGGAATCGGATGACACGGTGACGATCTCCGTCAGGCTCAACACCTTTGTTCCCAACCAGGAGGTCATGAGTTTTGAGGTGACTCCAAACTCTGGCATAGTACGGTTGCCGGCGGGGGAAATACTCAGGGTTCTGAAAGGCAACGGCGTCGGGATGATTACAGGAGTATTCGCAGCCACGCAAGGCACGTCGTCTTGCTCGTACAGTTTCAGTGTGCTGCCTTGCCGGAAGTTCGCCTACAAGTCGCTTGCCGCGACCATATTCACGACAAGGCCGGAAAGATCTCCTGTTTATGTCGGAGCCGAAGAGAGACTCTGGTTCTACAGGATGGCGGGCGATGTCTCCACCTATGTCAGATTTAACTATCTTGCCGGAGGCTCATCCAGCAACTACGAGCTCAGTCCCACGTATAGCACTAATCTGAAATATTATGACCTTGACATTTCCGCTGACACGATGCTGGCGACCGCTTCCGCAAAGGGGCTGGACGCGTCAAACATAGTGTCCTATGATGTTTGGATAGAGTGTTCCGGAAGCAAGTCAACGGTATATTCTTTCGCCATCAAGAGGATGCGGTTGCCGCTGAAGACGTACCGCTTCCTTGGCCGCCGTGGAACGTATGAATATATTCATGCGACAGGTAATTTCAGCCGCTCGATAGAGTCTGAGACTCAGGTGTTCGTGACTTCAGGGATAGAGCAGGAGTTGGAGAATGACTATTCGAAGACCTTCGAGCAGAACTCAGGGTTCATCGAGAGTGTCGGGATGAACGGGTACTGGCTTGATTTCCTCGCCGCAAAGAAGAGGTACATCATCGAGAAGAACGGATTTGAACGTGAGATCATCGTAGACGAGTTCAAGACTTCGCTGACGGATCGATCCGTCGGAAGCCTGACGTTCAGGTGGCATTATGCAAACCCTAATAACACTGTCATTGACAAAGTGGACATCGACATCACAGGACTTGGCATCCTCGGGCCGTCCACCGTGAACGACGTAAGCAACACGGCGCAGTTCCAGGTGACATATTCACCGTCGAACACGACACAGCGGAGCGTAACCTGGAGTGTGGTGAGCGGTTCGGACTATGCGTCCATCGATGGCAACGGAAAGCTTACGGTAAAGAGTAACGCAAAGGGGAACGTGGTCAAGGTCAGGGCGACAAGTACAGACAAACCAAACATCTACGCCGAGAAGTCAGTGAACGTCACCTATTTTTCGGCTGAAGTCAGCATCAGCTTCCAGAAAGACAGCATAGGGGTCGAGGCAAAGGCCGGCACCGTGACAAACACGTTCACCACGACAGGACTCACCAACCTTCGGGTGTCCGCCTCCGGAGGGATGACCATAACCACGGGGCCGTCGATCACCGGTTACATCATCGGGTTCGCCTATGCGGAGAACACGGGCAATTCGGCGAAAATGGCCACGGTCACCCTGACAGGGGACAGAACGGACGGCAAGGGAACCTTCTCGAAGTCGTATACGGTCTTACAGAAAGCGGCGGCATCAGCCGAAGATCCATCGTGGGATCTTCCTTCTTCATACTTCGGAGAATATCTGACCTTGAATCCTGCCGGCGGCACCTTTGACATAAACATAAGCGATCCTGCGAGAGCAGGCTGGAGAGTAGTGTTCGATAGTCCTCTGACGTTAGAGTCAGGCTCTGCGACCGGAACAGGCCAAGGGAAACTGTCGGTCAGATACCCTGCGAACGACACCGGTTCTTCGCGCAGTTTCGAACTCCTACTCAAAAGCGGCGAGAGTAATTTAACAAGATGTGTCGCCAAACAAGCCGCCAAGGCTGAGACTCCGAAAGCCGCCGCCACCTGGGATCTCCCGGCTACGCTGACATTTGCGGGAGATGGCGGCGATGCAGTGGTTGTTAATATAACAGACAAAGACAGCACCGGCTGGAGATTGACTCTTCCGGACTGGTGCTATGTCGGTAGCGGGAATACCGAGGGATCCGGCGACACCGAAATCGATCTGTCAGTAGGGCCAAATGACACCGGATCTTCAAGAACCGGCACTGTACAATTGGTAAGCACTGATGGGAACACTGTCTATGCTACTTGTACCGTAACCCAGGAGGATACGACTATAGAACAAGGATAAGACATTAATGAACATGAAAAATCATTGCGCATACAACGAAGGAAACGACATTTTCCATGTTGTCAGGGGGAATGATTTCCCTATCAGGATCTACCTTTGGTCGAAAGGACTGACGTTCGGCCAAGACAGAGCCTACGAATTGGAGGGCTGCTCCGAAATAATGGCGAAGGTGGTAGGTTCCGACAGGAAAGTCGCCGTCAAAGCACGGTTTGTCACGACCAACGAGATCAGAGGACTCGTTGAAACCGGCTCCCTCCCGATAGGCGACTATGGGGTGGAAGTCGTTTTCGTCAATGGCTCCGGTATCAAGAAGAGGATACTTCAGCACGGAGTCATAAGGGTCGCCTCATGCAACGATGCTTCCGGAGTTCAGGAAGACAGTTGTATTGTCAATCTCTATGTGGATAAAGAGACATCGGGCGGTGGAGATGTTCCTGATCCCACACCAGGTGAATCCTGCAAGCCTGACTCCGAACTTTCTGAGACCAGTGAGAATTGCGTGCAGAACAGAGTCGTGACAGGAGCCATAAGGGAGCTGCAGGACTACTGCTTCCCGACTTCACTTGAGGCTTCCATCTCGCCGTCTTCGGCAGAATGGACAGGTAACTCAGTAGAGGTCAGTGTATCTTTCAGGGTTCTCAGAAACTCTAAGCCAGTAGTAGCTGACACTGTCCAGATCCAGTTCAACGGCGAGACTAAGACTCTGGAGAAGGTAGCTGAGGGCACAGAGAAATTCGTTCTCTCTGCCCAAGGCCATAAATCTGGCTCAGTCACCGCTAAGAAAGACTCTACTGCTATAAAGAACTCACCAAGGCCTATCAGTGTTAATCTCTATCTTCCGGTCTATTATGGCTTCTCTAAAGCCACCACTGGAAATGAGTTGACAATCGCTTCTCTGACCAAGGGTGGGGCTTCTCTCAATGGTACCAGGACTCTCACCAATGATGATACTACTAAGTATCTGTGGCTCTGTGTTCCTAACACCATGTCAATCAACAAGGTTACATCTAGTGGTTTCGATGTTCCGTTCTTGGCTCCAGTAGAGGCTTCCACTCCACTGGGAACCTACAAGTGCTATCGAACTCAGGATCTTCCTGGTGTTGGCTCTATGACAATTGTTATCTCTTAAAACTTAGAATATCATGGCAGATTATATCAAGATCTATGGAGAACTAAGACGGCCTTTAGAGGGACAATATGTCACAGATTCGGGCCAGGTCAAGCACAAGAATGAGACCGTAAAAGAGGTTCTCGATAGACTCGATGGGGTCACCTACGTAGATGTCCCAGAGCTTGAGGACGATTACATTGTTCAGGCAAGCGCATCTCACAAAGAGACGGTCTATACTATCGAAGTGGGAGCAACCACTCATGCTATCGTGGGAGACTCCACCATCAAATGGATGAACGGAGAGACTCCTGTCACTCAAGCTGATCGCATATATGTGGTCTCAGTGATCGGGTCTCTGGCTGTCTGGGGAGAATTTACAAAAGCCTAAGCTATGAGTGTGTTTAGATCTCTGATGATGCATAAGCATCAGTCTCTGGGGGAGTTCGTCAAACTCATTCCAGAAAAAATAGAATTCATAGAACTAGAGAGCACTAAAGATCTAACCGTAGAATCTAATGCTTCCTGGACTCTTGGAGTCAAATACAACGACTAAACACCTAATAAAGGCTAATTTATTAATTTCTTAAAAACCATTAAAAGTATGGCAAAACCGAGTTGGATTAAACTGGGCAAGAGCTCAGGTTCCATGGACGATTCCACAACTGTTACCGCCAGTGAGTACACGGGGCGTCAGCAGAGAGGTGGAACAATCACTGCCAAAACAACTGGAGGTGCAACCGACACTACTTCAGTTTCTCAGGCCGGTAAGGCTGAGTTCATTAATGTGCCGACCAAGACTTACAATGCCGCTGCAAAGGGTAGCAACTCTGACGGTTCTGACACCATTCAGATCACTGGTACCGCAAATACGGCAAACATCAAGGTGGCCGAGACCACGGGCAAGATTATCCCTGGGGCCACCTACAAGATCCAAGTCAACGCAGTCAATGATGATTCTTGGGATGGAAAGACTGACACTGGCATTGATGACGATCCGGGTAAGGATGCTCAGTTCACTTTCACTATCGACGTCAAGATCCCAGAGAACAAGACTGAAGCGGCCAGAACATTGGAGATCAAGCTTCAGAATGGTAACGGCGATGTTGTCACTGATGCTATCGCCATCATTCAGGCCAAGGGTGTCAAGTCTTATGGTGCTGTTACCCTCACCGTGGGCACTTATCAGCAAATCCCTGCTGCCGGTGGTACCGTTGATGCCCCTTCTGTTTCCTTCTCCCAGCCTTGGGGATGGAACGGTGTTACCTCGGGGGGTGGCACCATTACTACCGGTGGCACTGTTGCTTATGCAACTAAGACCGGATGGCCTTCATCTCTTACCATTGACACAGTTACGGGTAAGGTTACTGCGGAATCTCGTAGTACAGCGGTTGGAGACGTGATTTCAGGCACTGTAACTATCACTCTCAATGCTAATGGCAAGTCTGCTTCCAAAGAGGTTTCAGTTAGTCAGCAAGCCAATTCCGTTACTTATGCAGTTACGGATGTGACACTGGCTGCTCCAGCTGACATCCCAGCTTCCGGAGGTTCAGTATCTTCTACTACGGTTACAGCCAAGGGTTCACAGACTTACACCTCAGGTTCAGTCACTAGTGATGTAGCCCTCACCAACGGTTCTGATGATTGTACCATCACCTTCAGTAAGGCGGTGTCAGCTGCTTCACTTGGTACTACTGTTACTAACAGAACTAAGAAAGGCACTCTCACTGCTACAGTTACCTGGAAGACTACAGCTACCAAGTCCGCTTCTGTGGATGTATATCAGGCAGCCAATACCGCCACTTACGGTGACATCACCTTTGACTCTGCCGTTGCCACAGAGGTTTCACTCAAGGCTGACGGTACCCAGAGCCGAAACATGACCGACAACTCCAATGTTGGCGCCAAGCAGACTGTCACCTATACTTCTGGCGCCACCAGAACAGAGGCCAGCACTACTGCTGCGGTTGTCTTTGATCTCAGTCCAAAGGTCAAGACCGCCGCAACGGGATTTGCTCTCTCTTCTGACGGCATCGTCTCTGTTGGAGCCAACCCTACTACGGCTCCTCGTGGAGGCTTCGTTGTGACGGTTACTGTCACCGGCGAGGGAAGCAAGACTGCCACCAGAGACTTCACGTTTAATCAGCAGGGGTCTTCTTCCTACATCAACCTCACTCCAGAGAGCCTCACTTTTGTGGCTGCCGGAGAATCCAAGACGCTCACTATAGAGTCAAACGACAGCTGGACTCTTGAATAAGACTGTCATAAGGTGGGAGGGGGTGAAACCCCTCTCATCTTCTAATTTTGTTCTAAAAACAGAATCATCATGGCAAAACCAAGTTGGATCACCGTAGTATCCGGGTCTACAGGAAGTGGCTCAGGGACAAGATTACTAAAAGCAAGTCCCCACACAGGAAGGATAAGCAGAGTAGATTCTATCGAAGGAGTCACCTCTGGTGGAGCCTCTGATCATGTGGTTCTATCGCAGAATGGGGCTAGCGAGTTTATCACAGTAGACAAGACTTCCTATTCTGTCACAGCTCTTGGTGGCACCGTGAAAATCACTGGCACCAGCAACTCACCATCTCTGAAGGTTTCTCAACTCACTGATTCCTCTTTACTTTCAAACTTCGCCCTTAAAGTAAACGGGACGGCCTATTCCTGGGACGGGAACTCCTCTCATCAGATATCGGGTGATCCTGGGGCATCTAGCTCTTACACTTTTGAGATCTCCTTTGACGTGGCGGAGAATCAGACAGAGAGCTCTAAGGACATCACTTTCAGGCTCACCGATTCGGGTGATCCTGGGGCATCTTCTGAAACCATCACTATTACCCAAGCAGCAGGTGAGAAGACCTATGGCTCTTGGGATGTAGATTTTAGATACCGCGAGTGGCGTATACCTGCATCAGGAGGAACGGTCTCGCCAACATATGGTTTCTCTATTCCTTGGGGTTGGAATGGTAAAACTTCTGGCGGTGGAACACTCACCCAAGCAGATACTCATACAGTTACTTATGCTTATTATAACAGTGCAGGCCCCGATTCTCCATTTGACTGGACCCTGGATCCAACTACTGGAGTGATAACTATGGCTAATCTAAAGACTAATCAGACTACCTCGGATAGTGGTCATATTTATATCAAGATCCTTATTAAGATTAACGGTCAGACTTTATGGGATACGGACTATGTAATTCAGGATGAGAACATAGCTACCTACACTTTAAGCTCTGCTTCTGTTTCATTAGACGATATCCCAGCATCTGGTGGCTCAGCTGATTCACCAAATTTTGTCTCAGCTTCAGGCAAGATTGATTATTCTTCTGGAAAATCCGACACACCTTCTATAACATCTTCAGATGTTATCATTACGTTGTCTAAAACGGTAAATGGCTCGAATCTTGGTTCAACTATTAAAGCCAGGACTAAACTTGAAACAGTTACAGCCACTATAAACTGGAATGGCTCTAAAGTAACCCAAAACATAGATGTATATCAGCAAGCCAATCAGGCAACCTATTCATCAGTTAATGCTACATCTGCAACTGTAAACTCACCCGGGAGCGGGAAAGAGATAGATATAGAGGCCCTTTTAAGCCCAAAACAAACAGCTACTTACACCTCTGGTGCTACCAAGGACATTTATAGTTTTTCTTACACCTTTACTAACCCATCTTCTTGGATAACCGTTGACGAACTCGCTTTGAAAGCTACTGTGGGTAGGAATATTACTGGATTGACAAGAGATGGAGAAATTACAGTAGATATTGAAGGCATGAATTATAAGTCAACTACGGCATCTATATCTATTCATCAAGAGTCTTTAGCTTTAGTTATGCCTACTTGGGATGTTCCTGCTACATTCCATTTTGACAGCATAGGTCAGAGTGATCTATCTCCAGCAGGTCTGGACTTGAATATCACTAATCCAGATAATAGTGGTTGGACTATCGAGGGTCCTTCTTATGTACGTGAATCCACACCAGATGGCAGTCCACTACCAATAAGTGGTACTGGGGATAAGAGTTTGTCTCTGTCTCCTGGTGTTAACACTTCTTCTTCAGAGAGAACCTTTGAGCTCGTTCTTAAAGCTTCTACTGGTGTAATTGCCGCCACTTGCAGTTGTACACAGGATGCTTCAGAATCAGTCGAAGACCCATCGTGGGAGCTGCCGGCTACGCTGGCATTTGAGGGAGGCGGCGACGTAGTGGCTTTCAGTATCACGGATTCAAACAACGTTGGCTGGAGATTGACTCTTCCGGACTGGTGCTATGTCAGTGACGGGATCACCGTGGGATCCGGAGACTGCGACACCAGCCTGGAGGCAAGGCCAAATGACACAGGATCGGCAAGAACCGGCACTGTACAGTTGGTAAGCACAGATGGGAATACCGTCTATGCCACTTGTCAAGTGACCCAGGAGGAGTATCTAATTATAGAATAAGAATAAATACTGATCATCGACATAAATAGTTAAACCATGATGGACTGGACAAGCATAGTGATGACGCTTATAACCTCCGGGGCGTTCACGGCGGTATTCCTGCTGGGAGATCGCAAGACCTCGCAGGTGCTGGACAACGTGGGCAAGAGCATAGCCCAGTGGAGGGAGATAGCTGACGAGTACCGAAAGGAGAAGGAGGATCTCAGAGCGGAGATCTCGCGCAAGGAAACCAAGATCGGCGAGCTATATAAAGAAATGTCCGTGCTACGGGATCGCAACGACAGGCAGAGCAGCAGGATAGCTCACCTTAACGCCTTTCGTTGCGTGAAGGTGAGGTGCACTGACAGGGAGCCGCCTTTCGGTACCTCAAAGACGGAGAACGACAAGAAGGAGGACAACG